GCAGACCGCGTTTTGGCTATCTCATGCACCAGGGAGACAAACGATGGGGTGATTCCGGGTTGGGTTGCAATCAGAGCAAGACGCTCATACGCTTTCTCTGCAGCGCTCGAGGTGACTATCTTGTATCCATGCTTTGTTCTCTTTTCAGCTGTATCTGTACCAAGATACGGGTCTTCCTGTCCTCGGGTGTACCAGGGGTTTTCCGAGGGGAGGTAAGATAGGAGCACACCCTCTTCCTCTGCTGCTTCTTCGCCAATGATAATCTTCCAGTCCAAGGGGAGGTAGGAAGTAACACCAACGATCTTCTCCTTCCACTGGTCCGTATGCCACATTGACCGTAGCTTCTCTGCTGCCTCGAAGACAGACCCAAACGTCTGCCGAGATGCCGGAAGCGTTGTGATCTTGGAGAGCAAAGTACGGATTTCTCCGGCGCTGGATGTGAGTATGGCGGCTCCTGGATCCTCCTCTGACTTATACATAAGGCTTTGTACCGTACGAGTGATCGTGAACATGCGCATCGTCATCTCACGAGCTCCGACTACAGAGAAGGAGCGAAGATCAGATAGCAGTATTGGGTTGAAGGGAGTTACTGCCATGAGGGAGGTTTTCAATTCTACGTCGTAGTCTTCAACCGGAGCATCTATGAGCTCGTGTATGTCTCTGTTTTCCGTTACCTTCAACATTTGCTTGAGGCTAAGATCCAGAATCCGGTTCTCCGCTGTCTGGGAGCGCCTGATGGGAATCGAGTAGGGGTCTTCCAGCAGTTGCTGAGGGTCTACCTGGGCAGGTTTCCATGCGCCGGATAACAAAGCTTTGTTGACTCGCCCTAAGGCCGACAAGCCCCCCTTATACAGAATCTTCATGGACATGTAGTCCTTCGAACCAGGGTCAGCCCCACCTTTGTAGATAAAGGAGCAGATGGGCGCGATGGGAAGTCCGCCAAGAGAACCGGGGACACCCAAAATGAGGGGGAGGGTTGCTTCATCGAGTTTTCGTTTAAATGTCCTATGGAGGAAGCTCCCCTCAACCGTTGGCATATCGCGGACACGTATCAGGTACCGAGCAGCATGGAATAAACTTAAGAAGTATCCATACAGAGGCTGCTTAAGACGTTCGGCAGCGGCGATGCTAGAGGATGTGATAGCGGATATACCATTAGATACGGTCGGAAAGTCTGAGGCCCCACGCGGGAATATGCGAGAGACAGCCTTGAGTGACAGAAAATACTCGCTGCCACCAACGTAGAAGTCCTTGCTGTAGGTTACAACGTTGGTGGACTCAAGACATTCCTCCTCCTTGGCCTCCTGCCCCACGTTGGCGCATGCCTCAGCGATTGACCTCTTGATGCGGGCAGCGAGGTCTCGCAGGTACAGCTTCTTGTCCTCCACGTCCAGCGGCACGGAGACTGTTGCCAGTATCACTTGGTTGTCTCCCTGCCCTAGCAAGGAATACTCAATATCAAAAGGCTCCATGCCTAAGTCGACCATAGCATAGGTGGCGATTGTCCAGTCTTTCTGAACGATCCCCTCAAACCCTCCCTCATGGTTGTACCATATTAAATCTGTCTGGGGGGGTGGATCTTGCTCCAACCCTTCGGGCGGGTATCCAGACACTCGAACGACAATCATGCATTGGCGGAAGAACTCATGTACGAATGTATATCGCCCATCTGTTCCAAAAATGTCATCCAG